CAACATCATTATGTGTTGTAGGAGCAGTTGCACTTACAATTGGACCATTAGCATTAGTATTGCTATATGGGCTGCTTGCATGGTTTAGTCCAACCCAAGACGTTCCGCTGTGTACTAGGATATCAACTTCGTCAACTACTGAGCTATACCATAATGCACCTTGTGCAGGTAAGTTTAATGGCTCTTCGCCTGACGCTGTATATACTAGTGGCTTCCAATTTGAAGCAATAAGACCTTCTGAATCTTGTGACGATCCGTCACCATTAGCGTCTGGACCAACGTAAAGATTAGCAGTATTAGCAGAACTAAATCCTGCTAGTGCTAACAATCCGTTAGTATCAACCATTTTGATATCGCCGCCTAGCTTGTGTTGTATTACAACTCTGTTTTGTGAATCTACTAGTGCTACAACATTTGTCATGCCTTTTGCGTTAATTGCTGCTGCAATTAATTCTGCATCAGTAGATGCATCAGTTGTAGTAACTTCTACACCAAATGCTGTGCTAAGTGTTGGTGAATCTGCTCTAGTTTCTTGTAGAGTAAATGTATATGTAGCTGCTGTAATACCAGTAATTACTGAACTAGAAACACTAGTTGCTCCTGCTGCTGCACGAGTATACACTTTGTAGTTGCCGATTGGGTTAGCAAGTTCGTCAACGTTTACTTTTATGTATAGTGCGCCTGCTGCAAGATTTGCGCCGCCACCTGTTTTATCAAGACTGTATAGTGCACCTTCTGATGTAGTATACAATGGTGCTGATACTGTTGACCATAGCTGTGTAGCTGTGCTATACTGCTTAACACTGATGTTTGCGCCACCGTTTGGAGTAGTAGTTTTAATCCAAACACTGCCACTTGGTGCTGGTGTTGTATCGCCTGTTTTAAATTCTGGAACACTTGTGTGAGGTGCTAGTTCTAATCTAGCCGAACTGTAAGTTCCTGCTGTTAGTCCTAAATCACTTAGTAAATCGCCTGTGCCAGTTGCTAATGCTACTTTGCCGTCTGCAACTGAACCATTTGATTCACTTAAACTATTTGCATAAATTTCAATTGAACCGTCAACTAGTGCTGCACTAACACCTGCAATACCT